CGTAGTCCTGCTCGTCGACCGGGATCGTCGCACAGCCGATAAGCAGTGCCGCTTCCAACCGGCCATGCCCGCGGACGATCAGGCCCGAGCGCTTCGAGACGGTGACCGGGTTGCGCCAACCCTGCTCCTGGATGATCGACGCGAGAAGCTGGATCTGGTGGGCGCTGTGCCGGTTCGGGTTGACCGGGTTGGGCTTGAGCGTGTTCGGATCGACGAGGGCGGTGTGGGCGCAGTGCACGGGAATGTCCATGGCCTCAGTCGCAGAGTCAACCTGGACGGGGCACAGCGATCACCCCCGCGGACACTGCGGATCCACGACCGGCACCGTGGGCGGATTCCTACCACCACGGGGCGACTCCCTGCTGCACGCGCCTACCGCCCGTGCCGGAGAAGTATTTCCCGTTTACAGCCTTGAGCGGCGGGGTCCTTGCGCTATGAGCAACCACGGGATCCGGACCGAAGCAGAAACCCCATGTTCATTTTCACCTCCAGGGCATTTTCGACGAAGTTCAAATGCGGCAAGCCAACCAAAGGGCTGTCGGTCTTGCAGGGAGTAAGGAAAGATGGCTGGAGCGCCCACCTGTTCAAGATCGGCAGGGCGCACGCCTCGATCTTCATGAATGACGCGACCATCTTTTCCATCCTCATCCCGACCAAGGGAATCAAGGATCTCGACGATCTCCTTCAGCACTTCAGCGCCCGACTTGAAGAATTTCACCTTTCGCTGGACCTCCCTTTCTCCGCGCCGGACAGGATCCTTTTCCTTCCCCGGTCGAATCGCTCGCGGATCGGCTCGATGAATGATGCGATCCAATACATGAAGCATGTCCACGCACTTCGCCCCGAAGGATGCTCCGAGGTGGATTGGACGGACCTCGAAGCAAGGATCAACCGGATCCCTTTCAAAGCGGTCGACTACCAGCGACCTCGCGATCTGATGGAAAGCATGCTGCGCAGCACCGGTTGACGTGCCCGGCGCTGGCGGATGGAAGCCGTATCACCCGACATCGCCAAGAAGCTGCTTTCCCGCGACTTCGCCAACCTGGTCGGTCGTGTCCAGAAGGGTGGCAAGCTGACCCGGGCCGAGCGGGCGATGCTCCAAACTCTCGCCACCGGCAGTGGCGCCGCACCGGCAACCGCCGCGTCCTATGTCGAGCTCGCCGCCATCTTGGGAGTCACCCGCCAGTCGATCAACACCTGGAAGAAGCGCAAGGACGCCCCGAAGCCCGCCGCCAACGGACTCCACGACGTGGCCGCCTGGCGCGAGTTCATGCGCCGCCATGATCTGAAAGGCGGGGTGGTCGATTCCACCGGCGACATCGAATCCTCGCTCAAGGCCCGCAAGTTGCTGGCAGAGGTGGAAGAGCGGGAACTGCGACTCGGCATCCGGCGCGGCGACTACGTGGCGGTCGAAGAGGTGCGGCAGACCTGGACCGAACTCGTGGCGCAGGCAACGTCGATGCTCCGCAAGAAGTTCGAGCAGGAGCTCCCGCCGATCCTGTCAGGCCTCGACGCCACCGGCATCCAGGAGGAAGCCCGCCGCGCCATCGACGAGGTGTTGACGATCCTCAATCAGGGCGAATGAAGACCGTCGAGCCCGCCCGCAGGAGACTGGAACGGATCTGGTGCGATGCCTGGCGTCCGCCCGACCGTCGTCCCCCGTGGGCGTGGTGCGAGGAACACATCACCTCGATCCCCTACTCGCCCATCCCCGGCCGGTTCCGCTCGGCCAACTCGCCGTGGATGCGTGAGCCGATGGAAGCGCTGGTCGATCCGAAGATCCGCATCGTGAGCATCATCGCCGCAATCCAAAGCGGCAAAACGTCGGTTGGTGAACTCGGCCTCGCCCACATCATCGCCAACCACCCGGGACCGACACTCTGGCTCGACCAGACCGACGACGACGCCAAGGACCAGAGCGAGAGCCGGCTCCAGAAACTCTTCGACGAGTGCCCGCCGGTCAGCGCGCTCTATCCGGCCAACCGCCACAAGAAGCGCCTCGCGACGGTCCATTTCAACAACGGTATGACGCTGTGGGTGCTGGGGGCGCACAACAAAACCAACCTCCAGAGGCGTTCGATCCGATGGCTCATTGGGGATGAAACATGGCGCTGGCCGACAGGCCACATGGCCGAAGCCGAAGCCCGCGTCACCGCTTTCGGGTGGCTCGGCAAGTGCCTGTTCATGTCCCAGGGCGGCGAAGAGGACGACGACACCCACCGCAAGCACGAGACCACCGACATGCGCGAGTGGACCTTCGCATGTCCGCATTGCCACCAGCGCCAGCCTTTCAAGTGGGAGCAGGTCGAATGGAGCAAAGACGCCCGCGACGAATCCGGAGAGTGGGATTTCCAGAAGGTGCGAGACACCACCTCGATGCGCTGCGCGTCCTGCAACCACTACTTCGAGGACAGCGACCGCACGCGCCGCGAACTCAACCTCACGGGCCGCTACACCGTCACCAACCCGAACGCCCCGAGGGAGAACGCCGGATTCCACTGGAACGGGCTCTGCGCGATGAGCTGGGGACGACTGGCAGAGCTGTATCTCCGGGCCAAAACCGCGGCCCGCAAAGGCGACGTGAGCCTGATCCAGCAGTTCTATCAGAAGCGCCTCGCCATCGCCTGGCGCGAATACCTGGAGGACTACAAACTCGACATCGTTCCGGGCGGCTACCTCAAGGGCGAAACTTGGGACGGCGAGGCCGGTGTCGATGCCCAGGGACGGCTTGTTCCGGCCGGCGAACCCTGCGCCTGTCCGCTGCGGATCCTCACGGTGGATTGCCAGCTCGACCACCTGTTCCTCGTGGTCCGCGCTTGGGCCGAGGACGGATCCAGCCGCCTGATCTGGAACGAGCGGGTGCTGACCTTCACCGACGTCCAATCCGTCCAGGAGCGCTTCGGGATCCATCCGAACCTGGTGTTCATCGACGCTCGGTATGCCACCTACGACGTCTATCGGGAATGCGCGGCCCATGGGTGGACGGCGCTCATGGGCGACAAGCGGGCGACCTTCACCCACAAGGTGAAGGGGAGGAAGTCCATCGAGCGCTTCTACTCGCCTCGCCGCAAGGTGGTGCTCGGCCGCGGGCAGTCCTGCTCGGTGTTCTATTGGTCGAACCTCAACATCAAGGACACCCTGGCCCGCCTGCGCCGCAACCAGAACCCGGACGACGGGCCGGTGTGGGAGGTGCCCGACGACATCGACGAGGACTACCTCGCGCAGATGGAAAGCGAGCACCGGATCAAGAAGAACGGCAAGTGGCTGTGGGAGCGGATCGGCTCACGACCAAATCACCTGTTCGATTCGGAGTCCATGCAGGTCGCCGCCGCCACGATGCTCAAGATCGTCGGGCGCGAGGCATCCACCCCGGTTGACACCCCGGAGGAGGAGCCATGAAAACTCTGAGCTTTCTAGCCTCCGCCTTGCTCCTGGCCTCCTGCACCAACCCGCCGGTGATCCAGGGCGAGTTCATCAGCAAGGACGGCCGCATCAAGGTCCACCCGAACGGCCGCATCGAACTCGCCCTCGAACCCCGCACCGCAAAGTAAGCCATGAGCACCTTCAAAGACTGGTTCGAATCCCAAGGCTTCAAGCACTTCGGCGCGGGTGAGTTCGAATCCTACTTCGCGGCGCGGCGAAGCGGCGTGAAGAACAGCCAGCCCCCGCGCAAGCTGTGGCAGAACATCCTTCCAACGCTCCGGATCGTCGATGACCTCCGCGCGTCCTTCGGCAAGCCCTGCCGCATCCTCAGCTCCTACCGCTCGCCGGACTACAACCGGACCGTCGGCGGTGCCGCCCGCAGCCAGCACCTGGAGTTCAACGCGCTGGACATCGTCTTCGACGGCGTGAGCCCCCGGCAGGTTTACGAACGGCTTCTCGAATGGCGGAAGGCGGGGAAGTTCACCGGCGGCCTCAGCCTCTATTCGTCGTCTGGGTTCGTCCACATCGACACGCGCGGCAGCAATGCCAGCTGGCGAGGTGTCTGATTGGAGGCGAAATGGATGGAAATGGATGGAAATGGATGGAAATGGATGGAAATGGATGGAAATGGAGGTAGAATGCCAACCTCACGATGCTTCCACCCCGTTTCCAGCCAACCAACGAAGTTCTCCGCCTGATTGCGCCGATTGACGAGTTCAAGGGTGAATGGCGAGTGGTCGAGAACATCCAACCGGAGCGACTGACCTCCTTGCGGCGGGTTGCTACAATCGAAAGCATCGGCTCCTCAACCCGGATCGAAGGGGCCAAGCTCAGCGACCGCGAGGTCGAAACCCTACTCGGAAATCTCCAAACGGAATCGTTTCGTTCCCGAGACGAGGAGGAAGTCGCAGGCTACGCTTATGTGATGGAAACGATCCACTCTGCGTGGAAGGAGATGCCGGTAACGGAAGGCATTGTCTTGCAACTCCATCGAGACCTACTTCGATACAGCAGCAAGGACGAAAGGCACCGGGGCGAGTTGAAGACCCTGCCGAACCACGTCGTGGCGGTGGGCCCGGACGGCAAGCAGATCGGTATCGTGTTCGAAACCTCATCTCCTTTCGATACCCCAAGACTGATGCGGGAGCTTTTCGATTGGCTGGCCAAAGAAGAACAGGAACCGGTTTTTCACCCACTGCTCCGCATCGCCGTCTTCAACGTGGTGTTCCTCGCCATCCATCCTTTCCAGGATGGAAATGGAAGACTATCCCGGGTGCTGACCAATCTCCTGCTGCTCCGCGCCGGCTATGGCTTTGTTTCCTGCAGCTCGCTGGAGAGCGTGATCGAGCACAACAAGGAAGCCTACTACCTCGCCCTGCGAAGAACGCAGACGACATTGGCTAGCAGGGACGTCGACTGGGCGCCGTGGATTCTGTTCTTCCTCCGCTCGATGCGCACCCAGGTAGAGCGTCTCCGCGAAAAACTCGGCCCGAGGATCGAACAGCAAAGCGATCTTTCACCACTGGCCGAACGCCTGGCCTCCCTGCTTCGTCAACGCGGCACGCTATCGGTCGCCGAGGCTCTGGAAGCGACTGGAGCCAACCGCAACACGCTGAAGGAAAAATTCGGCGAGTTGGTCGAAGCCGGCGTGGCGGAGCTTTACGGAAAGGGTCGAGGATCGCATTACCGTCAGGTCCGTTGACACCCGCCGCCGGGCATGGCTCGCGGACTTTTCATCACCGGATTCACCATCGCCGAGGTGCTGGCGATCCAGCAACAGGCGAAGTCCCTCCTCCTGGAGGGCAAGACCATCATGAACTGGAACGACGCCGACACTTCGGTCTCCAAGCAGTTCACGCTGTCCGTCGATCAGGTGCTTGAGGAATGCGGCCACGCGCTCCGGGTCCTCGATCCCGCCACCTACGGCCGCCCGAAGTCCGG